TTAGGTTGCATTTGGGCAACTTTTTATGAAATGCTGTTTTTCTTTTACAAAAATAAAAACGACACTATTAAAGTGTCATTTTACTATTTTGTATAATTCTTCTATGTCTACTTTTAATGCTTTAGCTATCATTATCATTGTTGACAATTTTGGGGCTCTTTCTTGCCTTTCTATTTTACTTAAATGTCCTTTGCTAATGCCAGATAGTTCTGCTAAAGTTTCTAATGTCATATTCTGTTTTAATCTTATTTCTCTAACCAGAATTTCTATTTTCATAAAACCACCAATTTTAATATGCCCAATTTATTTTCTTTTATGAAACTATATTTTTCTAATTAATTCTTTAAAACTGTATGCATCTTTATGACATGCTATTGTAAACGCACTAAACAAGCAATTATTATGAGCATATTCATCCCATTCTTCCCTTGTAATTTTCTTATTTTTTCTTACATATTCTTTTAATTCTTTTAAGCTTTTTTTATAATAATTGATCATAAAAACACCTCAATGTTAGCATCTACATTTTTAATATTTTTTATGCAAAAGTAAAAGAAGCCTTTTAGACTTCTTTTGCTTTCTTTATTACTTTGCTAAATCTTTTCGTTCTTGACATTACTTTCATACTTTCTACTGATAGTATTAAAAAGTATTTTAATAACTTTCTGTATTCTTTTTCACTTTTTATATTTAATACTTTAATCATTTGTAGAGATTGTGTATATGCTTCTTTCATATTCATCACCCTTTACTATTATAACATATTATGTTAAATTGTTGTGTCGAAAGTAGTCGAAAATCTATTTTTATGTTTATCACTTCAAAACATTTATTATCTTATTTTTTACTAGAAACTAGCCAAAAAGTGACGTCTCAAAATCGTTTTTAAGCCCTTTTTATTTTTTAGTCAAGTACTTATATGCCTTGATTTTAAGCCATTTTTCATATTTTTAAATTTTTTCTAAAAAAGCATTGACAATACGTAACGTATAGTATATAATTAATTTAGATTTTAAGAAAGGAGGATTATTTATATTATGAGTATGACACCTAAGGAATTGGTAAGGCTTTTGAAAAGAAATCGGTTGGTATGAAGTTAAGCAAGAAGGTTCACACTTAAGGTTAAGAAAAGAACGGTTACATAGATGTAATTATTCCAATGCATAATAGAGATTTACCAAAAGGCTTATTAAAAAAACTATTGAAACAGGCGGGACTTGAATAAGTCCTACCTGAATGTGCATACTATAATATAAAGAGGTGTAATTATGAAAAAACAAATATTATTAACTTACCCTGCTATTTTTACTTTGGAAGATAATGAATACTGGGTTGAATTTGTTGACTTAAAAGGTTGTTTTAGTGACGGAAAAACTTTAGCAGAAGCCATGGAAAATGCCAAGGAAGCTATGGGATTATTCTTAGAAGATTTGAATGAATACCCAGAATGTACTACAAATATTAAATCATTAAAATTAGAGGAAAATCAAATTGTATCTTTCGTTTCTGTTGATTTAGAAGAACACAAGAGAAAATACGAAAATAAATCTGTTAAAAAAACTTTATCTATTCCTGCTTGGTTAAATACCATAGCTGAAAAAGAAAATGTTAACTTTTCTCAAATACTACAAAAAGCATTAATAGATACTTTAAATGTTGACAAAACAAGAAAATAATATTATAATAGTATAAATAATATAAATAATCCTATACGGAAATGAAAAGGAAATAGTTATTACCAACAACTATTTCTTTTTTTATATTAAAAAAGCTAGACTAGAAATTAATCTAATCTAGCTCTAAATATCTATCTTATTTTTGTACAATAATCTAAACAAATATAACCACTTGGAGTTAATCCCCAGTTTCCTATTACTTTTGTAACTGTACATTTCACTCCTCTTACATATCCACCTTGATTTCTTGCACTTCTTGTTAATTCCTTTAATGGTTTAATTCTATATTTTGTACTTGGTCCTGTCCTTACATTTAATTTACTACAATTAACCTTATATGTACCTGTTGTATATTTTTGAATTGTTGCATTTTTTGCAGCTGCTGTATATCTGCTTGTATAAACTAATGAAATCCAACCTTTATCTGTTTTTCCCCAGCCATTACTTTCTGCTAATATTGTTACTATAAAATTTTTAGTATAACCACCAACTCTATTATAATTCACACTTGCTCCAGCTCTTATATTTAAACCACCATTTGCTATAATTTTAACTTGGTAATTTATACTAGACACTGTAGATGAATTATCATTTATTATAACAGGCGTAGTTGTGTTTTCTTTTATCTGTATTCTATCATTTTTAAAGCAGAAGAATTTTTGGTAATTTGCATATTCTCTAAAATTATCTATTGACACATATACTGTATTTCCGCTTACTGTTGCCAATCCCCTTCTACTTGAGACTTCAAATTTTCCATTATACAAATATGGATCATATATTTTTATGTAATTGCCTTCTATTCCTGTTAGAACTATAAAATGTCCACCATATGTAAATAATCCCTGATTACAACTTGCTATTATATAATTGTTATCTTTTAATTTTGAAATCACATCATCTAATTTATAGCATTCACTATAACCTATATCAAATACATCTGCTGTCCATTTAAATGCGCTCCAATATGTACCTTGATTTGCACTTCTATAACCATATTTTACATATAAGTCTGCCATTTTAGCTGGAGTTATTGTTCCTTTTATACTTGACACAACCATTGCTGCACTTGTAGGTCCACAACCACTTGTGCCTATTGTTTGTGTGCTATCTCCTACACTAGAATACATTTTACTTTTCCATCTATTATCTATTTGTGAGAAATATGTTAGTCCAGCATAATCTTCTAATTGTATATATGGTGTTTTTTCTGCACCTTCATATGCAACTTGTCCTTGCTCTTTAAATGCTTCATTTTCTGTTGTTTCTTGTACTTCTAGTATTTGTTCATCTTCTGCAGTTAAACTTAATATTTCTGTTGTACTTTCATTTGTTGCAATGTCTACTATTGTATCTGTCATTTTTTCTACTACATCTTTTTGTAATTCTTTATCATCGCTAAAAACAAATACAACAAACAATATAATGCACATTAATATTGATGATACTATTATTTTAAATTTTTTCATTATCTTCCCCTCCTATACAAATTTACTTAATCCTAAGATAAACGCTATTGCTGTTAATATAATTCCAACAAAAAAAGAAACTACTTTGCTTTTTATTTGCTTTTTAGTTTCTTCATATTCTTTTGCTGGTTTTTCTTCAATTATTTTTAGGCGTTCATTCATTTTGTTTTGGTCTTCTCTCATTGCCTTCATTTCTGTTGCTATTTCTCGCACACTTAGCGTTAAATCATATATGTTTTCAACTTTATTTTCAATACTATCTAATCTTTTAGAATTTGATTTTGAACGTTGCTCATTTTCTACTAATCTTTCAACAACTTTTGTATCTTGCATTTTCTTCCTCCTTTCGAGAAATTTACATTTTTAGTTTAATGGAATTGATAATATTCCAGTTAACCAATAAGCATTTCCATTAATAATACGAACAGTAACATTGCCATCAGCTACCTGTAAAAAGCCTTGTGATGTTTCTGTTCCAAAGGCTCCTGCTCTTATATAATTTTTTCCTTTCAAAAGAGTTTTTAAATCATATCCTGTAATATTAGGTAAGTTCCCTATAGTTACTTCCTTATCTGCTGCTGCAAAATACCCTGTAGACTTGCTTACTGAAACTCTAACAAATAGTACTCCATTTATTATTCTTGCTTGTATACCATTTCCATATTGAAATCCACTATTAGAAGAAAGTATTATTCCAGTATTTAAAGTTCCATTAATCCACCCAGTATCTTCGTTCTCTATTTGTTCTTTTAAATTGTTTATTTCTTTTTTTACGCCTTTTATTTGAGGTATCATATTAACACCTCTTTTCTTTTTATAAAACTATAAGTGTGTGTGTGTGTGTGTGTGTACAGCCCCAAGGCTTACATGATTTATTTTAGTCATATATTTTTCTCCTTTATATTTAATTTGCTATAAATGTGCAATTTAAGTTGTACCAAGCAGAAGTATATGTATTATCTGAGACCCATTCTAACATAATTCCTCCAGCCGGAGTTATTATCCACCTACAATATCTAACCCCAGAGCAAAATCCCTCAAAATATATTTGGGTTGCCGGTCTATACCCTTCTGGAAGTTGTGCTATTGTTGTTCCTGCCTTAGTAATTCCTGACACTCCTCCTACAATTGTAACAATTCCATTTTCTTTCTTATAAATAGCTTTTTTAGCAATCTTATCAACTGTTATTCCTGTGGCCAATGGTAAATCCTTCCACTTTTCAATTTTGTATTGTGTACCTGAAGGTAAAGAATCTAAAATTTCACCATTGCCAAATATTATATCTGAATTAAATCTTTGTGCTGATATTATTTGAACATTAGGAGTACGTGAACCACCTGGCAATTTAAAACAAACAGAAAATATACAATTGCTTTCTACTATTATAATATTATCTGAAATGTCAACTCCTTCTGGGTTTAATTGGTTTATTCTTTTAAATTTAACTTTAAAATTGGTAGAATCTTGTCTATTAATTTGCAAACTATATATATCATCAAAATCATACTGTTGAGTTGATGTAATTTTAAAAATTATCGTAGCCGTCTTAAATACAGTTTTCATATTTACATCAAATAATTTAATATATTTATTTGTATACCCTGAAGAAGTATATAAAATATTTTTTCCATCTGGAAAATCTATTTTGTTTTCAATTTTCTTAATTAAATTTTTAAGTGTTAGCATTATATTCCCCCCTTACTACTAATGTTAAAATATCTCCTGTTTCTAACTGCCAATCTGTTGTTGTCTTTATTTTATTACTTATACTATCTGCATCTCCTATTTCTCTATAATGTCCATCTGTTCCAGCATCATCACTACTTAATGCTAGTCTTTCGGTGTCTAAGTATACATCTAATACTTCTTGTCCAACTTGATAATAACAAGGTAATGTTACTTCTGCTCCTGCATTTATATTAGATGTTATTTTTAGTTGGTAAATGTGTTGTGTTATACTTATTATTTTATTTCTTACTTCTGTATCATCATATGTTGCACCAGGTTCACCCTTTTCCCCTTGTATTCCTTGTTCTCCTTTTTCACCTTGCTCTCCTCTAGGTAATATCAAATTTAAAATTTGATTTGGAGCTTCTCCTGTTATAGTCGCAGATGCTTCATCGCCTTCCTCAACTATACCTATCTGCAAACAATTTGCTGGCCCAGTTTCTCCTTTTTCCCCAACATCGCCTTTAATTAGTGGAATATTCGATACTCCATCTATATGAATAACTTCAATTTCATTGGTAGACAAATCAGTAATCTGATTAACTTCTTGCTCTACATTATCAAGATCATTAATTTCTATAGACATTATTCATCCCTCCTATGAGTTATCTCTTCAGTTAATGTTATAGTTCCAAATCCAAGTGTTTTAACATAATCACCTGATTTCAGCTCTATATCGTATTGATAAGTTCCGTATGGCATATCAGATGTATCTTCCGAATTTAATGTAAAATAAAAATACCCATTACTATATTCAATATTATCTGGGTATTTTTTATGTATAATTGATTTTAAACTATTTGCACTAGATTTTACAGTAAAATAAATATTATCTTCTGGAGATGGTTCAATTTCTTTACCTAATCCATTTTTTAGTTGAAACTTTAAAACTTGTGTATCTCCTCTTGTAAATTCTAAATCCATGTTATTCCTCCTTCTATTTTAAAAATCCATAAACATTTATCATAGCTCTTACATAACCAGTTCTTGCAGCTCTATTTTTGTCATAATCATCCCATTCAATGTTTTCAGTTGGAACAGCATCAGAAGTTCTTAATTGGAATAATGTTCCCTGACCTGATGTTAAAAAATTTCCAATATTATTACTTATATATGTATTTAATTTTCCTTCTTCACCTGTACAATTAATTGCATTGGTATTATTGGTTATCAATCTATAATCATAATTTTCAGATGCGATTTCCACATTAAATGGTGTTACATTTCCAGTTAATAACTTTTCGTAAAATAAATTAACATTTCTTGAGTAACCCACTTGTTTATCTTTTTTATAACTATAATTAATTGGGTGTAATTGTAGTACCAAGTATGCACTTGTTACTACAAAATTAGAAGGAATAAATACTCCTATATTTATATATTTATAAGTTGATTGGCTAGGAGTAAATATGCTATAGCCTATTTCTTTCCAATCCATAGAAGAAAATGATAAATTTGATAAAACTCCTCCATTACCTATTATTGTTGTTCCATCATGCAATTCAATACCTTCTTTTCCTATGTTTACAACTTCTTCCCCATTAGCTGATAAAACTTGGAGAGAACCATTTGTATTGTTCTCTCCCCCTAATTTTAAAGTTCCACCTTTAATTCTATTGGCACTTAGCGTACCTGCAGTTATAAAATCAGCATTTATAATTCCATTTAAACTAATAATTGTTTGATACTCTCCATTTATTCCATTATTAGAAATATCTAATGCATTTTTCCCAATTCTTAATACAGTTTTTGCCTCTTCTAAAACATTTGTATCAGCAATATACATGATACCATCTTTCTTAACAACATAACCACTGTTTTGTTCGATAATTTCTTTTACAATTTTCTGTATATTTTCCCACATTGAATCTAATTTATACTTTTTTATTAATTGCTCTATAGTTTGAGGCAACATACCATCTTGCCTACTTGTCTTTGTTGGTTTTATACTAAATTCCATCAATTTCCTCCAAATAAAAACACCTATGTTTTACATAAGCGCTTTTTTATAAATTTTTTTATTAAAACAGTTCTATATTTCCATTGTAAAAAATTACAAGGCATAAAAATATTAATATATAGTTTGTAATAATCACATAATTATCGAAATAGCAAGTAGAATTTGAATCTTCATTTCCTATTATTTTATATAAAATAGCCATGATTAACATTGAAGCAACAGTCCATATTGCAGTAAGTGGTATTGCAAATAATAATCTTCCTATTATATCTTCTAAAAATACTGTCATAAAAAAACCTCCTATAATTAAATTATATCATCTATATATTGGTTATTTTGTCGAAATTTGTCATGATATATTTTATTTTACATATTTTGTTATTGGAATCCTAGAATATGTTTGTATATATCCATCTTTATTTATTTTAAAACCGATATTTTTTAATAAACTTGTCTTATCTTCTATTGATAATTTTTGTTTATTTATAAAATTAACGACATCATTGTCATAATCACTTATTTCTTCTATCCTGCATATTATTTTTTTATAATCATCCGATAATTTTGATTCTGATATATTATTAAGATAATTATAAACTTTTTTACTTTTAGATCCCTTTATGCTTTCGCCATCCTCATCTTTATCACTAACAAAATCCTGAGATTTATATTTTAAATATTCTGTTATAGGAAAATCTATCTTTTCTAAATCTAAATATTTTTTATCTCTTGAATTAATTGCTGTTTTATATATTATTGATTTCGTAGTATCACTATAATCAGCATTAGCCAATATCTCTTCTTTCTCTTTGTCTTTAGATATCCCCTCAGTTTTGGCAATATAACTTAAATAATCGCTTTGCTCTCCACCATGTTTTTTTAAATCTTCTAAGGTATTATATAAAGTTGAAGTTTTAACTTCCTTATTAACACTCTTAGCATAATTAACTTTATTTTTTTCTTTAACATATGTATATATATTTTCTATTGCTTTTTGTTTTTGATTATCTGTTAATTTTTGATATTGTTTTGTTGAAATTAAGTTGTTAATTAAATTATATGAATTTTTTCCATAATCAGTTTTATATTTAGAATATTCTTCACTTGTCATCCTGTATGTTGTTCCATCTATTTTAAATGTTTTGTCTATTGAGCTAACTGGTAGAATAGACTTTTCACCGTTCTTGCTATATAAATTGTTTATCTCATTATCCACCTTATCTTTGGTTACCTCTTTAACTGTTGATGGATTTATAAAATTATTTAATGCTCTTATCGGTAAATTTTCTTCTTGCTTTTGTTTATTTCCCCATATATCTGTTTTTACTGGTAACGTCTTCCTTAACCCTGGAATTTTTGATGTTATTTGTAATTTGGTTTGATCAATTGCTTTAGATATCAGTCCTGTTTTAGTTGACGTTGTACTTCTTTCATATTCATCAGAAGTTTTTGCAATTTGTCCAATTAAAGTTGGTACGAACTGATTTACATATGATTTTACAGCATTTGTTCCCATTGCTGAAAGTTTATCTTCATTGTAACTACTTAATGCACTAGTTAGGCCACTAATCATTGACATCTCGCTCATTGGTGACATAGATTTTGACATTGCATTGGACCAATTTTCTAGAGATTTTAATATTTGATTTATTTTTTTATTATCGTCACTACTAACATTATTTTTCTCTTCAGTACCTGATTTCTGAATTGAATATGCCTCAGCTCCCGTAAATAATGGTATTCCAACTGGTGCTAACCAGTCTAAAGAGTATGTCTTTCCTGCAATCTCTATTGAATATGCCTGACTACCCGTTGCTTCATCATAATTTTCTTTTTTATCATCGTCTCCACCAGAAGCTTTTAACATTCCTGCATCTGCTAATGCATAACCTAAAACTGCAATACCAGTTCCTGTCAACCCTTTTGAAAGATTATCTATATATTTATTTATATTTATATCACCTTTTCTAAGTTTTGCTGTATCATAAGTTAATGTCTTTAATAACCCCACCGGATTGTATTCCATTCCAGCTTTTGCAACATTCATCGGTGTTTTTACAAATGGTAAAACTGCATCAGTTACCCCTTTAGTCAATTTATTTTTTCCTGAGAATTGATTTATTGCTGATGCTATTGAATTAGCTTGGTGAAACGTTGCTTCTTTTGCTTGTTCTATTGCATAATTACGAGCTTTGCTTAATTGCTTGTCAGTTATATTATCTACATCTATTTTATTAGATGTAATATAATCTGCTAAAGCTTTTTTGTATGACGACTTTAACCCTAAACCATCTTCAGCTTCTAATAAGTTATCATTTAAATTAAACAACTTTCCTAATGTTTTTTCAAATATATCATGTTTAAATGTTTTTCTTGAGTTCTGCAGCCTTGATTGAGGATTATATTTGTTTTCGTTAAGTTCTAACCTTGATTGAACATCTATATTTTTAAAATCTTCTTTTACAAACTCCTTTGTTTTTTTATTTGCAAATGCAATAGTTTTTGTTCTTTCCATTTCAGGGTTAAACTTATTAACTATACCTTCTATTCCACCAGCTAACTTATCTTTTATTCTTTGAGTTTTCCCCATTGCAACATTTCCAACCATGTTTCTTATGTGAGTTCTTGGATTTGCTAACATTGAAAAATATCTCCAACTATCTATTTTTTCAATAGTAGATTTTGGTACTTGATTTCCTAATTCTTCATAAACACTATCTATATTTTTATACATTGTTTCTTTATCTTTTGAACTAGTTATTTTCTCAATCATTTCTGGAGTTAAATCAAATAAATCAACTTTACCAGTTATGTCTTTTCCCTGTTTATTGATTACTTTAATATTTCCATCGCTATCTTTTGTTATAGTTCCACCTTTTTTCTTTGCTAACTCATTATTCATTTTATCTACTGAACGTTGTATCCATGTTGCTTGTCCTTCTGGTGTTTGATGATTTAACATTGATAAAGCTTGTACTGTTTTACCAGCATTTGTTCCAGCCATAGCTGTTGCCTGTATTGCTTCTTGTAAATTTGTTTTATCTCCAACTTTAGAATAATATTGTATTAGTCTTTCTCCTACTGCTATATCTACAGCTTCTATTTTACCTCCAGTTGTAGCTCTATTCATTAATGATTTTAGTTCTGCTTCAGGGCTAGAATTGTTTATTCTAGCATCTGCTTGAACTAATTGTGATTTATTAGTTTCAGGTACATAAGTATCTGTTCCCATTAGTTCTTTTGCTATAGATTTAGCTTCTTTTGTTGTATTACTACTTTCTATTATGCTTTTATAATGTTTTCTTATTTTTCCTTCTGGTCTTTCTATTTCATTCCAATTAATACTCTCTCCTTGAGTATTAATATTTTCTTTAATTGGAAGGTTCAATTCCGTTTTTGTACTTTCTTTAGTTGGCAAATTATATTCTTTTAAATTCTGACCTGTTCCTTGCTTTTGGTAGTTATTTTCTACAAATTGTCTCCAAACATTATTATTTTTTATAGAAAAAGAACCTGAATTATTTTCAGATTCTACATTGTTTTTCTCTATTCCTCCCAATACCAATCCGTTATTTTCACTAGCATTTGATGAATTTTTCTTTTTATTGCTTTCATTAAATTCATTTGATACCTCCTCATTGCTAATATTACTTAAATAATTATACAATCCTATTTTCATTTTTTCAAGTATACTTGTATTAACATTTGCGGATTTTGGCATGATATTACTTAGATCTTTTCCATTATATTTTTCTTCAATCATTCTTTTAGATGTATCTCTAGCTTCTATCTCCCCAGGATTATTTTTATATTTTTCTTTTCCAAATTTTATAGAAGTTCCTCCTGCAAACCCTTCTATCTTCTGAATCGCATGCTGTATCTCATGAATTAATGTGCCTTCTGCATTTGATATATCATTAAATCTATTAATATCTATAGTTAATTCATCTGTAAATCTATTGTATCTTCCATTTAGTCTACCATTATTTTTTGTATTATTAGAGTTCATATCTTCAATTTTTACTTTGTAGTCTCGTAATTGAGGGTACATTTCAAACAAAGTATTATGAATAAGAATATCTTTTAACTTAAATTCTTGACCAACTTTATAATTTTGATTTGCTATTTTCATATCTTTATCAGAAAAATTAAATTTCATTTTTCCTGTAACTTTGTCTTTATACCAACCTGTTTCTTTATAGATTTTTTCATTACTTTCTTTATTTTTTGCCATTTGTTTTGCTTTATTATAACTGTTATATGCTTCTTGGCTTAATTGTGGTTCTTTTATATTTTTTAATGCTTCCTTACCAGCAACAGAATATTTTAAATTGCTATCATATTTACTAAATTCTTGATTATAAGCTGTTTCAAATTTATTTCTTATATCAGTCCAAAATATTTTTTCATTTTTACCACCAGTAAATTTATTTAATTTATCAATTACCCAATTATATATTTTCTTTGCAACAGATTTATTTTGATTAACAAGTCTATTTACATATTCTTGATTTCCAAGTTCTCTCTGCAAAATGCTCATAGTTGCCTCTTCATCAACTATTTTATTAAAATTTTCATCTGATATTTGTATATTATCATTTTCATATGCCTGTTTATATGTATTCTCTAATGACTTTCTTGCATTCTCCCAGTTTTCTTTTTTGCTAGCATCTTTCAATATCATATTTTGTACTTCATTCAAATCTAAATCATGTCCTAACTCATGTATTGCAAGTTCTTGAACCCTTGTGTTAGTATCTTGTGTTTTAGGATTAAAAACTACTTCTCTATCTGCTACATTTCCCTGTTCATCATATATTGGCTTCCATACAGAAAAAGCATCATCATTGTTTTTAAAAGTATTTTCATCAAAATATGCATTAATACCTCTTCTATCAAACATCTGCTTTATTTCTTTCAAATCTTCATTTTTATAATCTATATTATATTGTTTTGCACTTTCGTCAAAATTTTTCATTTTTGCTATTTTAGTATTATTGTTTTCTACAATATCCGATTTTTGAATATTTTGATTTTGAGTTGATATAATTTGTTGCCCCTGAGTTTTAGATTGATTCTGGATTGCATTTTGTTGCATATTTTGATTATTACTTATTACATTTTGTGTTTGATTTGATATGTTGGTATTAATATTGTCTACCACTGTTTCTGTATGATAATTTTTGTATTTATTTGTTTGTTGAATTACACTATCTTGAATCATTTTTTCAACATCTAATTCTTTAGATGCATCTTTTATTGCCAATTTTATTTCTGTATTTGACGGTGTTTTTCCATTATTTATCTTTTCTACAACAGCTGCACATGATTGTATTCCCATATTACCACCACCAACTATAGCGCCAACTAATCCTCCATTAATTCCCGATTGTAACATTCTTTGACCCATATTATGCCAATCAGATTTTTCTTTTCCTCCTATTGCTCCAGCAACAGTTTCTTGTATTGGTTCCATTATTGCTTCTTGTATAGCATTATCAGCAATTCCTATTCCATAATCTTTCAAAACTTGTTTAATTGACGTTTTAGCAAGTTGCTCTGTACCTTTTTTTGCCGCTTCTTTTCCTGTTTCTTTTATAATACTATTAATTGCTGTACCTGCTTTTTTAAAGTTACCAACTGTTACTCCTTCAGTTATACCTTCCATAATTCCCATCATAGTCCCATAGGAAAACGCTTGTTCATCTGTCATACCTCTTTCTTTGGCATCATCTATATAACTTCCCCCTGATGATGCTGTAAAATAAGTTGCTCCTAAAACTGGATTCACACTACTTGCAACCATTCCAGGTATCATATTTCCCATTGACGGTGCAAGTTCTGCTAATTTTTTAGAAACTGAATTTCCTTGATTTTCTATATTTTTTTGTATTTTTTCTTGGTCTTTATTAATTGATGATTGCAATTTTTTATCCATATTAAATCCAAGCTTGTCTTTTACTTCTTCATTAATATTTTTTAATTTTTTCAACTGTTCCTCTGTTAAATAATTAGGCAAATCAGTTAATTTTATTTCATTTCCGTCTTTATAATATCTTGCTCCTCCGTTTATATTCTCTCCAAATTTAGTTAAATATTTAAGAGATTGTTTCGTTCCTGATGTAGCTCCTAGCCATGTATTTTCTACAGTTCTTCCTGTATCATTCCCAAAATTTCCTATGTTGTTTTTTACTATTCCAACGCTTCGTTCTGCATTTTCTTGTATTTGATTCCATATATTATTTCTCTCATTAAAATTATTCGAAGTTATTGAATTACTCATATTTTCTTTAGAATTTATAATTTTAGAATAATTATCATTAAAACTTGCCTTTGCATTAGATATGAAATCTTCTACATTCTGTTGTACTTTTATTGCATCTTGTTCTTTTTCTTTATCGTTTCTTCCAGCTATATCTTCTATAATCTCCCAAATTTTTTTAAGCATATACTATCACCATCTTCCCATTAAACTATTAAGTATTTTCATGCTACCTATACCAATCTCACTACCTACATCAGCTGCATTTTTTAATATTCGTTGTAGCCTTGGATCAGTTTCTTCTGTTATATTACTATCAGATACCTTTAGTCCACCTGTGCTCTTGGTTGACTTTTTACTACTTTTAGAACTACTAGCCGAACTAGATTTTTTTTTTGACAATTCATATTGCTTTTGCCATTGATTATCAGAAACAGCAGCTCTCTCTTTTTGATAATCAAAATTCTTTTGCCATTGACTATCAGAAATAGCATCTCTTTGCTTTTGATAGTCAAAAGATTTTTGTTTCCATTGATTTTCGATTTCATTTTGCCTTGCCTGTTGGTCAAAGGTTTTTTGCCATTGATTATCAGAAACTCTATCTCTTTCTTGTTGATATAAATATTGTTCTCTATTTTGTCTTAACTCATAATTTTGTGTTAATAATTGAGCTTTTTGTTTGTATAAATCTAATGCTGCTTGTGCTTGTTGTACACTTCCATTTTGCCTTGCTTGTTGAACTTTAAAATCATAATCACTTTTTAAATCTCTGGCATTGTTTAAAGTTTCTGTTACATTTTTCTGATAAGTGTTATATAACGCTGTTTGGGTTGTTTCTGCATAACCACTATGAGCCAAACCTTGTTGTGCTAATTGTTCTGCATTGGCTCCATATTGGTTTGCTTGTTTTTGCCAATTTGAATACAGTCCTTTTGTTGTTTTTATCGTATCTTGTTCAATTTTATCTTTTTCTCGATTTAATTCATCAACTTGCATTTGAGTTTGTTGATTTATTAACTCATTCTGTTTTCTTTCTTGTTCATTTATTAAATTATTCTGTTGATTAGTTAATCTATCAATATCTTCATATCCAGTAGCCATATATACTCCTTTCTAACTTGTTCTTTTCCACATATAACATGTAATATATGGTTGCAAGTTATTGTGTGCTCCTCCACCTCCTGTTTGGGTTGTCAAATTATAATAATGTCCTTTCCCATAAAAATAATTTCCATAACCGTCTCCTAAGCTTGAATAATTTTCATCTTTTATCCATGTTCTATGTGAATGTGGTGGTACTTCTTCTATTGTTAACTTGTGTGTTTTTTCTCCACCAGTCTTTTCAACTGTTTTAAAATCATTATCTGATGCATTTACTCCTACAGGTACTCTTCCTGTTCCCCATGCTACCCATGTTCCTCCAAAAAAAGAACTTGGATTTGTATTTTTTACACTTAAATAAATTGAACCTACTGGATACATTAATTTCCCTACTGTCTTAATATCTGAATTAAATGCTGTATTTAATACTCTATGTTTTATCTTTCCTTCACTTAATACAAGCACCCATGTGTCATTTTCATTATTGGTATTTACATCCCATGTAAAACCATTGATTTTTCCTGTCAAGTTTTGTACAGCTAAATTTCCTGTTATAGTTCCCCCAGTTTTGTCTAACTTTTTATTAAATAATTTATCTAACTCATTTGTTAACACTTCATTTATATATTCTTTTATTTTTATTGAACTTTCATCAAATTTCTTTTTTAATTCTGCAGTTTCTAATGTAGGACTGTCTGGTAAATTTTCTATAGTATTTAAATTTTCTTCTAATTTCGTTAACGCCATATTCCCCTCCTATTTTTTTATATATCCACCAACAAAAGCTTCTATTGTTGAACTAAATATTCCAAATGGTTTGTCTTTTTCATCACTATAAAATTTAAGCGATAATTCATTTAATTTTTTTTCTTTTATTTTATATAAAACATAAGATTTATCTGTTGTAATAAAACTAAAGTTTCTAAAATCTAAACTTTCAAATGAAAATCCATTGGCCGATTTTCTTGTTGTGTATTTATATTCACTTGATTTGTCTGTTCTTCTGGCAATTTTTATAAGCCCATTAGGTATTGTTTTTATTTTAGCTAAACCACCACGTTTATTTGTGGTTTTTAATTGATTATTATAACCAAAATTGTCCATTGGAGTAGTCCAATATGAAATAATTGTTTTTCCATTATCATTAGTACCTTCTAAAATAAAAATAGAACCATTATCGGTTCCAATATATAATTTATCATTATATTCCTTTAATAATATAGGATTTATGTCTGTAAAATCCCAATAAAACCAATCATACCCAAAACTATCTAAATTAGCATACTTTTGTCTACTATCAGCTAAATATATCTTACCATTAACAAGAATCAATAAATAGCCTTGATATTCTGTCATCATAGCATCTTTATAATTATTCTCATTTGTCATTTTTACATCTACCATAAAACTTCTGTGTGCTATAGCCTGTTTGCTATCCATTTTCTCTGTTGATATTCCTTCTAATCCATATCTGCTCAAATAAACAATATCATCTTGAAAATTAGTACTATCCACATAACATCCAACACTAACATTTCCTTGCTTAGTTGGATATATCTTTCCGTGTTCTAAATCCAATGTCGGTTCATGATAAAAAACATTTGCATTATTTTGATCTAAATTCTTAAAAATCCATAAAACATTATTTCCAACAGTCATTCCTGTTATTGAAGAATCGCTTGAACCATCTTCATAGTAACTCAAGTCACTTATATAAGCTGGATTGTTTAACTCAGAATGAAATACCGCATTTGGAAAATCTGGATTACCCGTAAAAAACATTCTATTATCAAATAACAATGCCTTAGTGCATTTATTTATTCTATCTTCATAGCCACTTATGGTTTTAGAAAATGTAATAAAAACATTATCTTCGCCACTTAAATTGGGTTTAGATGGTGCTGTATTAAAAGTCACTTTCCCATTTACCCTGTCTACCGTAAAATTTGAATTTTCTGTCTGCTTTTTGTTATCTACAGTTACAGTTACCGTTGTACTATCTATATTTTGTGCATCTAAATAAAATATCTTTGATGTACCATCTCCAACAAAACTATTTATTCTTTTAGGTTGTAACAAATTAACATCTTGTAAGGTTTCTCCACCTCCCATATTCCCCGCTGTTCTACTAATTGTAGTACGTGGTACAAATGCTTCATCTTTTACTTTCTTTAATATTGTACCATCATACACAAGATAATTTTTTCCGTCATTTATATATAATTTTGAATCAAGCTTGTTATACTTGCTTCTTTTATTATTCATATCCGCATATAATTGTTTCAATGTTTCTGAGGTCGGTTCACTTGGGAAATTACTCCATTCATATAATACAGTACCTGAATGTATTAAAGCTTTCGTTAAACTAAATATATAAATACCATTAATTCTATTACCTATTTGTGCTATTTTTCTATAACCTGGCCTAGTTTCTATGCAAGTACCTTGAGCATCTCGATAATTCTTCCATACATTCAAAGCATCAGGACTTCTTGTTATAGAAACCAATGTTGGTTCATTTAAAAAATCTACTCCTGAAAAATCAGCATAAGTTCTTTTTATTCCTGTGGCCATCTGTTTTCCTCCTAAATATCATATTCTGGTTCATTTAATACAACTGTAGGTATATTTTTTCTAGTATCTAACAATTGTAGTTTTCTTTGATATTCTGTTGCAAAGGCTGTATAATCAGCACTTGGATCAGTTTTTAATATATCATCAGCCACTTTATATGGTAATAATGCTTGTGCATCATTATCTAATTCTAAATAAAAATCATCCATTGTTTCTTCATTTATGTCCTGTGGATATTTATAATATTCTAATATCGTTGAACCAGGAATATTGTCATTTAAATATATTTTTTTATTTATTGTATAGTATTCTGCAGTTATTGGCTTATTGTTTTTATCTAATGCATACACATTTTTTATTTGGTATAAATCAGCAGGAAGACTATATGAAGTATATTTGTCTTTTTTGTTTTCATCTGGTATTTCATTATATAATTTTGTGGCTATTATCTTTTTAGTCATTGCTAATTCTTGATATGCCAATTGATATAAAAATGGTAATCTTAATGCTATATCGTCATCTTCTGTTTTTTTTACTAAATCAGGTGCATATTCTTCTATTAATGCCAAAGTTAATTTTTTATTTTCACCATATGTCATTCATTTTCCCTCCAAGTTTGACAGATTCGAACTGTCTATTGTCCTTTTCAACTTGATAAAAAGAGGGGAAATCCCCTCCTTAATTATGGTAATTCTACTGCTTGTATTGTAATATCAGCACTTTCTCCTTTTATTATTACTTCTCCCTTATTTTCTCCTGATACATTTACAAATTTACCAGATTCAATAACTATTCCATATGTTTTTCCTGCTGGTATGGATATTTCTAAATCTTCTACTCCTTGCAAAGAATTGCCTTTTATTATAGTTGCTTTTTTAGCAGCACTTGCATTTCCGTTTGTAAGCATAAGTAATATTCTACCATCTGATTGATTTGTGTAATCAACGCTTGCCCCTTCAGTAGCATCTACAGCTACAGCACTTATCACCTCTTTAGCTTCATTTCTTATTAATTCTGTATTAGTTATTTTAGCTATTGCCATATTCTATCACTCCAATCTTATTTTTAATATTTTATTTTTGGTGGCATCTTAATACTGCACACTCTTTTGGTCTTACCATTTTTCCACCATATGTATTTAATCCTTTTACTGCTTCGGCAAAACCTTTTTCTGGTTCATATGGTTTTAATTTGTCAATACCATTGCAATAAGCAAATGCTTTTGATGTTTTAACTATTATATAGTCATCTGTTCCATCATTATATGCATTATTTGTCATTTTTACTTTGGCATTATTGTATAAACCTAAAACTCCTTGTGCTATTAATTCATCGTTATTTGTTTTTAATTCTATTAATTTATTTTGGAACAAACTATAAAACCAAGGTGTTAAGTACATAGTAACCTTGTCTTTTGTACTTACTCCTTGGTTCCATAATTTAACAAATAATTTATCAATAGCTGCTTTAGCTTCTTCAGCTGTTGAAATTTCTGTTGATCCTGTTTTATAACCTGCATTTTTTGCCATTTGTGTTGCACAGAATATATCTTCTTGCTCTGCCATTCCTCTTGTAGTTTCTTCTTGTAATGCTTCCATTACTCCATCCATTGATTGAGCTTTATCTATATTATCAATTCCATAATTAAAATAATCAAATTGATCAATATCTAAATATGTTGAAGCATCTGGTATTTTTTCAGCTGGGTCTATATCTTTATTAGGAATATATTTTTTAATAGTTGGTCTTCCAACATTTAATATTTTTACTCTTTTCCCTTGTCCCACATCTCCTTCAAATTTAAAATCACAATCTTGTTTAAATACTGTAAATTTTGGTAATTCATGTTGTATGTATTTTGACCATACAACTGGTTTAAAATTTGCATAACTCATTTTATATCTCTCCTTTACTTTTTTATTTGCCCCATTTTTTCATTGAAGCCATAACATTTTTAAATATTGTAGGGTTGTCCAAATCTTTAGAAGTTAGTTTATCAACTTCTTCAGATGTATAATATTTTTTTACTTTTGATTCTCCTACCGTTGATTTAACACTACCTGTACTAGCAGGTTTTTCTACTTCTTTATGGTTTAATTTTGCATATAAATCATAAATATCAGTAATAGAAGTATCTGAATTAAATTTCTTAGAAAACTCTTTAAATTCTTTGTCTTCTAATATTTTTTCATCAACTCCCTTGTCTTTTAGTTCTTTTAATTTCAACTCACTAGATAAGTAACTACCTAATTTCATAAATTCCGCTTCTTCTCTTTTACTTATTTTTTTACTTTGTTTTAAAGAAGCTAATTCATTTGCTCTACTTTGAATTTCATCAAATTCAGCAGAACCAATTAAATCTTGAGCATCTAATTCCCCTAATCTTTCAGAATCTCTATTATTAAATTTTGATTCATATTTAGGAATATCTACTCCTTGTTCTTTATAGAAACTATTGACTTTTTCAAGAATATCTTCATCATCACTAGCACCTAATCCAGCACGAATAGTATTTTCGAGTTGCTTATATCTTTCAATTTCTTTATCTTTTTCTGCTAATTGCCTTTTGGCTTTTCTTTCAACCCTTCCTACTCTTGATTTGACTGCATTGTCAATATCTTCTTGTGTTAACTGCCTTTCTTCTTGAGTTTCTTGTTCTTCTTGAGTTGTTTCAGTTTCAACAACCTCATTATCAATATTTTCTACATCCATATTTTCATCATTTGGCATATGTAACCTCCCATTTAAAGTCCGTCGACTATTAATTCCTAAAAGCTTTTTTCCCGTCTTCATCAGTTTTGGACAATAAAAAAAGAGCTTATTGCGCTCTAATTAACTTGATTATTTAATTGCTGATTATTAAGCATGTCTGCTTCTTCAGGAGTTATTCCTGCTTGCTGTTGATTTTGTATTTCTTGCTGCGTCATTACTTGTTCTATTGCTCCATTTAATGCATTACCTTGTTTCTCTATATCTGTAATTACCTTATTTTTCTCTTCTCTTGTTTTTAATATTTCTTTTAGTTTTGATTTTGGCATTGTAGAATCTTCTGGCAAAGCATTAACATATTCTTCAAATGTTATTTGTCCTGCACTTAATAAATTCTCAAGAGAAACTTCCATAGCATATTTGTCAAATGCAGACTTTGGAGTAATATCAATTTTTAAATCTAGTTCTAATTTATTTAATTCCTCATAATCTAAAATATATTGTGTATCATATGTAGTATCATTAGCATAATCTTTTTCTTCTTTAGTCAATTTAATTCCGTTTACACTATAAGCTTTTAACATTTCAAACCATATTCTTGCAATATCTTCTATAAATGTTTTATATGCTTCTACCTGAGAATTAATTGGCTGTTGACTTGCTTGCTGAACTGCTAATATAGCTTTCCCACTTGTTTGTGTTGGATCTATATTTCCAGTTACATTATCTCCTGCTCCAGCTAAATTTTGTGTATCATCAATTAACTCTTTTTGTAAATTATATGCATCTGTACTCATCTGAGCGGGTTTTAAGTAATTAACAACCTTATTTACATCATCAGCATTCAATTCATTTAATTCTATTGTTGTTCCCACACTATTTAAAGCTTTTGTATTTTTTATATATTTGGTATTTGCTACCAATTTCGGAAATGCACCCAATTTCACTGCCAAAGCCCTTCTTGTAGCAGTCTTATTTATTTCTATTTGATTTGGTATTAAATATTCAACTTCTCCCTGTCCTCTGCTGCTTCCTTTTACTCTTATCCAATTATAATGTGCTACAGGATAAAGCTTTATTTTTAGATTACTATCATTCATTACATTTGCTAATCTAGTACATTTTTTAGCCCATATTGTTCCATCTTTTTTATATAATTTTAATAATACTAAACACATTGGACTTATTTCATCTACTCTTTTATCTTTTCCTGCTTGCTCGTGGTATTCCTCATCAGGTATAATCTTTTCAAGTTCTTCGTCGCTCATTCCATTTTTCTTTGCTTCCTCTTTTACTTCGTCGACTGTTCTTCTAAAGGAAATAATTATATATGGTTGTGTTTGAATATTATCATCATTTTCATTGCCATAATATATATTCGTCTTGTCCACTTGTTCTGGTACTATATTATCATTATCTTCATAAAAATAAACAATTCCTTCTGAGTCAATACATGCATCATCAACACAATTTCTAACAATTTTGTCAACTTGATTCTTTTCCCAAGTTCTATTTGCAAATCTATTTAAACTATCGCATAAATCCTGTAATTTTTTTCTTTCCGTATCATTCTCATAGGTATCAGAATTAAAATAAATTTGATATGAATTTGTTTTTACTACTCCCACTTTATATTTAACAATGGATTGTATTATATTTAATGTAATAGGCTGTATTCCACCTAATTTTGCATTTTCCCATTGATTTCCCAAATAGAACTTGAAGTTCTTGTCAGTTTTATTGTACAAATCCTGTCTATAATTATAGTCAACTCCTTTTTGATATTCATTCCATACATCTGTTACTATATTTTCTCTTTTCATAAATTAAATCTCCTCCTGACTTGTTGGAGTTCCATCATAATTATCTAGATTCCTTAATGCTTTGCTTAATTTTTCTCCTTCTTTTTTCTTTTCATTTTCTTCTTTTACTGTTTTTATTGAATGTTTTATTTTTTCAGGCGCCGAAGGTATTTCCTCTGTTTTTCCTATCTTAAAACCAAAATAAAAGCCTGTTATTAAACAGACTATTGGTAATATTGTATATATTAAATTAATCATTTTTCTTACTCCTCTTTTTTGTTTTCTTTTTAATAGTAATTTTCTTTTCTTCTTCTCTTTGCCTTATTTTTTCTCTTAATACATTTTTTTTCATAGTTTACCTCCTAAAATACTTCTATTTTACTTCCATAATCGCTTTTAATATTATCTTCATCTATTCCAAATTCTTTATCTATAAAAGCTTTTATTTCTTCGTTCTGTGATATTATTTTTTTCATTGTCTGTTGTGGTCTTACATAATAAGCTATAGCCAAAGCCATAACTAAGTCATCATGATAGCCATCTTCCGCTTCCGCTCTGCCATTCCTGTTTACTATAAATGTTAGCATTTCTCTTAATGTATCTTTATCATTAATTTTTTCAACTTCGTCTTTTACAATCTCTTGTAAATTTGCTAATATTAATGGCCTTGTTATTGATGTTGTCTTAAATCCAAATGCCTTTTCGTGTTTACTTATGTATGTATCTTCTTTTTTTCTAACATACATATTAGGATAATTTAACTCTATTAATTTTTGTATTGGGTATGTACTGAAGTTACATTCAGGTCCAAGCAATGCTTTATTATAAAACATACCTAGACAATATATTTGTTTAACGTATTCTATTTCATCATATTGCTGTTTTAATACCGCAACTTGCTCTCCTGTAATATTGTTGATTACATGTGCTGTAAAATAATCTGATCCTTCTCCAGCTGTATCTCCACCAATTACGTATGGAACATTGTTTTCAGGGTATTTATATATCTTTATGCTTCCTTTTTCTTCTTCTTTGAATTTTCTACCTCTTATTCTTATTCCATCATAGAAACAAGAAAAAGAGCCCTGTATAATTGGGTTCTTGCCTCTTAATTCATTTATTCTATTTATTATATTCTGTTTATTAAAATAACATTTACCAGTTGATAAAAACGCTTCTTCAGGACTTATTGGGTATTCTTGTTTAAACTTATCTACATCTCCTCCACAGTTGTTTTTTATACACCATCTTCTCCATTCCAATTGTTCTAAAGAAACATTGTATAACCTTTGTAGTTCTATTTCTTCTTGTGTTAATTGAAATCCAGTATATTGCATTTTATATTCTTCTAATTCATTCCAGCCAACAAATAGTGGATAAAAATCGTTTTCTCCTGCTACTGCTTTGTCCCATAATTCTTTAAAATAATCAAATCCATTCGCTGTACTTTCTATTATCACGATGCTCTCAGGAATATTAGGAACTGCTTGTAATAATCCTAATAGTGTGTCTTGTTTATTTCCTTCCCAAAAAGCTAATTCTGATAAATGTAGTGCTGTAAATGTATCAGAACGTCCAATTCCTTTTCCTCCTGCTGTCATACATTTTATCTTACTATCAAGTCCTGTTCCTTCTTCATTATTAAATACTAATTCTTTAGCATTTGATTTTTTTTGTTCAGGTTTAATAGATTCTGGTAAATATTCTAACATTCTTTTACTCATATTAAACAAGTTTGTCGTGCTATCTTCTTTGTGTGCTACTATACCAGCATTATAATTATGATTTGTAACAACATTTTTAAATATAATTGACTCTGTTTCTGTACTAAATCCCATTTGTCTAGCTTTTAATATTATTATTCTTATAGGCTTTTTTTCTTCATATAGTTTTTTAACAACATTATAATATTTTAATTGAGGTTCATTTAGCTTTAATGGAATTACATTGCCTTTTTTATCCCTTATTTTTATATAAGATTCTATGTATTTTTTTGTATTAATACTCATTGCCTTCAACTCTTTTTATATATTCTTCATACGAAGTATCTACATTTATATTCTCTTGTTTATCTTTCCATCCAAAGTTATTCTTTAAATTAAAGATTATTCCTGTTGTTCCGCTATCTGTTATTAAGTGTTTTTCTAAGTAATTTTCTACTCTTAACTTTGCTTTTTTTATTGTGTCGGAAAATTCTTCTTTCTTAGCATATTCACACAACGTATCTCTACAAATATCAAGAGCTATACACAGCCCAGTTATTGTATATGGTTCATTTTTATTATCACACTCTTTAAAGTATTTATCTATTTTTTCTTGTAGTTCTTTTCCCCCTGTTATTTTATTTGGTCTTCCTCTTGGCATTTGTTTTCACATCCTTTCTTGGTCTATATCTAAAGCAATAGTCATAATGCTTGCACTCATCGCATCTTCTTTGCATACAATTTGCATAGTTAATTTTCTCGCTCATAATACACACACTTTGTACATATTACATCTCCATTTTGAAAAACTCTTATTTCACAATCGTTCTTTGTTTTATTTTTGCATCTTGAGCAGTGTTCTTCTGTGTATTTTTTTATTCTTTCTTGATTAGTCATATGTACATCTCCTTTTTTGTTTATAAAACACTATGTAATGATATGAAGAGTTGTATTTCCTCAGATTTACAACCCCCTGTTTCCAGAATTTTATTTATATCACTACATACTATTTTATAAACACTACGAAATATGCAAGTTATATATAATTGCACTCTAGAACTAAACGGCTTGTACTTCATCTACAATAGATTACTGTTGCCGCTCTGCGTGTATATATGTTTACATACTTCGTACTATCAATAAATATTATATTTGGAGGGTTTTCATCTCCTGCAGTTCCGAAGAAATCTGCACCGCTTTCTTGGCACAAGTTAATGGATTTGAACCACTACAAACAGTTATTGTATTGCTTTTCCAAAATTCATTTCAATTCTTCCTTTCATAACATCATAATAAAAAGAGCAAATACAAAAAGGGGCTTGTACTTACTCTTTATTTTCTACTTACATTTCTCTTGATTATATAAACCTATTAAATAATAGATTTTTTATACTATAAAAAGAGAGAGACATTCATCTCTCTCCTTTTTTGTTGTTACTTACCGTCACGTCCTGGTCTATAATCGCCCAAAGCCGCTCCCTGTGCACCAGTTCTGGTGTTAATGAAGTAATGATCACCCGTATCAACGTCTTTAACGTTGTACTGCGTAAATGATTCATCCTGCTTCTGGCCGTTCTCCCAGCTTACGGTAGTATCGCCGTACTTACCATCATATCTTCCTGTCTCCGAATGTCTGTCTGCCATAATAAGCACTCCTTTAAAATATTATTCAATCTTACGATTGTGCTAATATTATATCACCTTTTTTGTATTATGTCAACAGTATACAAATATAAAAAGAATAGACATTTAAAACATCTATTCTTCTCAACTTAAATAAAAATTATAAGGGGCTTTATTTTTAATTTTTGTCGCATTGAGTTTGATATTTCTATCTGCAACTTTTTATAATTTTTCTATTATAATTATATAATATTAGAAACGAAATTTTAAATACAATTTATGCGAAATTTTAGCGAAATTTTAACGAATTTTATGTATTTAATACCTCTAACATGTCCTTTAAAGCTACATCTCTTATATTTTGTAATTGTTTTATTGACAAATACTTTGGAAATTCATTTTCATACTCTTTTGCAACTCTTTTCCAATCTCCTTTTTCACTGTCTATATAAAATTTATTAATTACAAAACGTTGTTTTTCACTAAGTATAGTTAATAAATTTTTAACTCTTACTATTTTTTTATTTAATATATTTTCTTCTGCTTCACATTCTATAATTTTTGAATTTATATACTGTCTATCAAATTTATTTATATGGTTTAATTCATTTTTATAATTAGCAACTGTATTTGATACCTTATCAGATATTTTATTTGTATTACTATGTATACTATCATATGCTTGTCCAGCTACTTGCATATTTTCTATTATTTCATTTTCTGTATCTTCATATACTGTTCCTGCATAACATAATTGCTCTTGATATCCTTCCTTTTTTAATTGCACTTCTGTTAATTTTGCCTCATTTTTTTTATGATTTCTTAGCATTATTTCAACATCCTCTTTTATGTATTTACTCATTAGTATACCTCCTCATTAAATAAATAATATATTTTATAATGTTTTCTTACCGTGTTATTTTTCTTTAATGCTCTACTCATTTCTCTTGCTGTTAAATTTAAAAACTTTACCACTTCTTGCAATGTCCCTACTCTCATACATTGCTCATTATTCTTTATATCGTATATTCCATATATATTCATTTGTATTCCTACCTTCTATATTCTTCTTTTAGCCTTTTCTTAATTAGTTTTAATGCTATCTCATAAGCATCATTTTCGTCTTTTAGGTTATTTTCATCTTGCCTTAATACTTTTATTGTCTCTAGTAAATTGTTTTTTAAATTTATCTTTTTCTCTATTAATTCTTTGGCATTTAATAGATTTTTTATTGTTTTAGTCATTTGTATCACTCCGCTTCTTTATATACAATGTCTATAACTTTGTCTTTACTTAAGTTTCCTTTAGTATTTTTTATCTTGCTACATATATTATCTTTTAATATATCTATTTTTGTTTTTACATTCTCATTTATTTCATTTTTTAAATTCTTCTCTCTTTTGTCATATTCAATTTGTCTAATTTTATATGTATTAAGTTGTGAATTTATATTATTTATTTCTTGTTCTTTTTCTTTTATCTTATTTTTAAGTCTATTAATTTCATTTTTATTGTCTTTATCTCTTTGTTGAAATTCTGATAATGTTACTAAAGTTCCTTCGTATAGTTGCTTATTTTTCTTTTCTTCTTCTAACTGATTCTCTAGTTCTATATTTTCCTTTTTTACTTGTCTTATTTCTTCATAACCATTTACTAAATATTGTTTCAAATCAGGAACTTTAATTTCTTTTACACTCTCTTTTTTAGGTATTAACATAACAATTTTTTCTTTTATGTTCATATCTTCACTTCCTTTTTAAATACTCATATATTACTCTTTCTACATAAGCTAATGCTTCATAATTGCTTATGTATCTTCCATCATGTCTGTGTCTTACACTTGATCTTATTATTTTTATTTCTTGATTGTATTGTCTTTTATACATTGTTGCTAATTGATTTTTACTTAAACCTTGTTTCCATTTTGTTATTATCTCATTTTCTTTCATACTACCACCTCATTGTAGTATGCTCTTTTATTTATTTAATAATTCTTTTGCTTTATTTTCAAAATATTTTATATGTTTCTTAAAATATTCTATTGCTTCTTCTTGTTCTTGCTTATCAACAGCTTTTATTGCTTCATCTAATTCTTCTAATGTGACTTTTTTTAAATCTTTTAATACTTCTTGTTCTTTTGTCATATGTTAGTCCTCCTTTAATTCTCTTCCACACATTGGGCAATAATTTGCTTTTATTCTTAAATGATTTATTACTGTTTTATTTATCAATTCTTGTCGTATTTCTTCTGTATGAGTTAATGGTGCTAACATAGGTGTCATTAACTGTTTGACTTCAACATAATATATAGCATTACAATATTTACACATTTTATTTTCTCCCTTCTAGTAGTTCTTGTAACATCTTTTTTAAAACTACTATTGCATATTTATTAAATTCAATTTCCGCTTCTTCTTTGGCTGTTTTACCCTTTAACATAGTTATATTTTCTATATCTAATATGTTTTTTTCATGATATTTTATTTCTTTTTCTATCTTGTCTTTTACTTTTTGAATCCACTTTTGATTTATATCATTTTGTGCATTTTCTATTACCGTTTTGTATTGTTCATCTGTTAAATGTATTATGTATTTTTCATTATTGGATTTTAATTCTTCATTCTCTTTTTGTAGCTTTTCTATTAGATTTAATAATATTTCAAATATTCCGTAATCTTCTGGTAGCAGACTTATCATTATCTTTTTAATTTCCGATTTATATGGTACTTTTTCTATTTTGCTTTTCTTTTCTAGATTATTTAATGCTTTTAATAAACCAACAGCTTTCTTTTCTTTCCTATTCATTTGTTTCTCACCTCTCATCTATCGTTTTTTATACATTTTTCTAAATCTTCTTCTGTAATGTCATAATAAGTTTTTAATGCATATATTAAATCTTTATAATGTTCATTTTCATTAATTAATTTAACTTCTTTTTCTTCCAGTCTACTACATTCTTTATCTATTTCTTTGTTGCTTATTGTTAGTTCTTCATTCTCTTTTTCTAATTCTAATATTCTATTATGAGCACTTGTGCTTACTTTTACTTCTAATAATTCTTCATTCTCTTTTAATACTCTTTTATAATCTGATAAAATATGTTTTATTGCATAAGCTACATTTTTACTTCCATCACAATGTTTTCCTAAAATTGAATTTAATTCATTACAATTACAGTAATCTTTTTCTAATACTAAATTTATATAAGTATTTACTTTTGCTATATCTTCTTCTATAGAACTTCGTTCATTCTTAATACTATTTTCTTTTACTTAAAACACCTCCTAAGGCTTGTCTCCTTTGATATTCTGCTATTCCTAACTCTAAAACTTCATTAACTATTTCTTCGTCTAAAAAGTCAAATCTTAAATTTTCTTTTGGATATTTTTTTCTAAAATAATCTTTTATAGCTTGCCTTGTGTATTCGTCATCTTTTTTTACAATTTCTTTTATTACCCTCTCTTGATACCCCAAAATTGAATTTATGTCGTTTGTTTCATCATCAAGTGCTTTTATGTTGGATATTATTTTATTTTTATTTATTATCATATCTTATTTACTCCTTTACTATTAAATTTGCTTTGATTAAATCTTGTATATATTCTTCTTTTAAAATTGCATTTGTATCATCATTATTAGCAACAATATTTCCATCTGGTCTTATCTCTATGCTAAAATAAGGTTTTATATATTTTTTATATATTTCATATGGTTCATTTAGTCCTATATCAATTTTCGTATATTCAAACTTTTCAAGTTCTTTTAAGTCTACATCATCTCTTATTTTTGGCATATCTGTTTTCCTCCTAAATCATTTTCTTTTATAAGTTCTAATATTATTTTTATATCTATATTTGGAATTATTGCATGTATGCGTTCTGCATAACTCTGGATTATCGTATAAACAACCATCTTTAATCCATTTATAACCTAATTGCACTAAACAACCAAAATCATACCAATCTACATTAGGATTAAAATTTCCATAAGTTTGTAAATACCAGTAGTCTTCATCTTCATTGTATCTAAAACTTGCAATTCCCCATTTGTGGCTGTTATCTACTGCCCATTGATATATCATTATATATTTATGATTTGTTTCTTCTAAAGCTATATCTAAATTATTTATTTTCTTATAATATTCTCTATTCATCTTCTCCTCCTACTTAATAAAACCACATATTTACTCTGTGTTTATAACAATATTTAAACATCTCTAGCCACAATTCGTGCATTGTATATTTATCGCTATAAAATGTTTCTTCTACACTTAAATCTTTTAAGGCATTATAAATTTCTTTACATTCTTTAAATGTAAATTTCCCATCACAATCACTATGCCATAAAAATTTATTCATAGGAGAATTTTCATCTGGAAGAATTTCATTCCATTGTTTTAAATCATCTTCTGAAAATTTATATCCACAATTTAAATAAGGCTTTTCATAAATTTCTCCTATTGTTTTATTAAATGCTTTTGCTACTTTAATTCTATAATTTGCAAATTTTATATATCCTGCATGATATGTATCTTTTCGACTTAATCCTTTTATTTGTATATCTAATCCCATTATTCTCCTCCTACTTTATAGCAATTAGCCCAATATTGCTCTTTTGTTAGTATTATCTTGATTTCATCATTCTCACATGTATCATCTGGTATTAAATGTGTTTCATCAACAAATATTAATTTTGGATAATCTGGAAATCCTTCAAACATAGCAATATGTTTTACTTTTCTTCCATTTACAATATCTCCGAACTTCTATTAAATCTATCAGTTGTTTAGTGTGCTTTACTATATCTTTTTCGTTGTAATAATTATATTTACAAGAAATATGTTTTTCATTGCAATTTGAATCATTGCACTTTCCATCATATTCAATTATCACTTTATCAATAATTCCATCTTTTGTTCTTACATATTCGTTTACTTCTATCATCTCTTATGTTCCTTTCATTTAATTTCTTCTATTTCTAGAATAACTTTACTTGATTTTCCATATTCAAAATCATCTCTAAAACCTTTTACAAAGTTTCTGTTGTCATCTTTTAATTTTCCTGCTTTTACCATACTGTCTAATATGAACTTTTTGGCAAAGCATACATTGTCTAAATCACGCCTTTTGTTTTCTTCAACCCAGATGAAATGGATCTTAATTGGATTTTTATATTCAGGTAATAAATTTATATACCAGCCTATGTCTTTTTCAACATTCTTTTTCATATTAGCTCCAGCATATCTATTTTTTCTGCATTCATTTATGTATTGATTTAATGATGGCAGCCTAAATGGTATTTCTATTTTGTTCACTTTTCTTTAGCTCCTTTTCTATGTAATTTTCACATCTCCAAACTCCGTTTAAAGTTTTCTGATTCAAGCCTGTTACAGCCTCTACATTTTACACATTTACCGTTCTAACGGTGGATAATTATATTTCATAGGCTAGTCCTCAAATATAGTATTTTCATCTACTTGAGAATTGTCTGTTATTCTAACTGTCATTTTTGAATTAATTTTTATTATCAATTCTGTTTCTTTTGCATTGAAAGGTAAAAAGCCTGAACTATAATTTGTTATACTTTTTAAATATTCTCCTTGTTTTACAAATGTTGCTTTATCTTCTATTTCTATTCCGTCTCTTAAAGAATATATATAAGCTTTTCTTCCAATAAAATTTATTTCTTTATTCTTGTACTCTGCATATTCATTAACAAATCTTTCATAAATTTCATTAAATTCTGTTTTTAATTCATATAAAAATCTTGGAACATCTTTTTCTACATAGTCTTTTATTATTTCATTTTCAAAAATAGTTCTAGGCTTACCATTGCAAATTATACTTATCAATGCGTTTGTAAAATTTTTTTCTTGAATGTATATCAGTGGATGTGAAAATATATTTGTTGTAATTTCATATCCTCCTCCATCTTTCTCATGTAAATACCTCATATTTATAACAAATGTATCTCCAATTTTTCCTATTTTGTTGTTTGGTTCATCAAGTTTTGCATAACATTCATCTTCTTTATACTTTCTTCTAAACTCATTATATTTTATTGCTCTACTTGTATATCCCTTAATGTTTTCTTTTGTCCCATATTTACAATTTGGTCCAATTCTTCCTGCACAAAAACATTTTCCTTTTTTGTAAAAACTGCATTCTTTATATTTATCGCAATATGTTATATCAGCATTTAGTGCTGTTTCTCTTCCTCCAAAAATACTTTTCCCTCCATATAAATCAATATTTATTTTTTCCATAACTACCTCCTAATCAATTCTTGGAATATGATTCATATTTATTGCTATAAAGCCTTTTTCTGTTCTCTCGTATATTGCTACTGTCTTTCCAGTATATTCACATTTCTTTTTATCTACTGCTTTTACATATCCCATTTTCTCTAATTCTGTTAGCCTTGGTGCTGTATAATTTCTTTCTGTGCTTGGTATAAATCCTAAATCAAATAATTCTACTGCTAATTCTTTTGCTGTTTTAGGCTTGTCTAATCTATTTAAGATTTGTATATATCTTATTTTTGTTTTATCTTGTATGTCATTAAAACTCATTTGTCTTGTTTCTGCTGTAATCATTTGTTTATCACTTCCTTTAATTCAAATTACTGTATAAAAAGTCTAGGTTTTTATATTCTCTTTGCTCATAATTACTTTTTCCTCTTACTTTTTGTGTTTTTTCTTTCATCTTTTCAATTACCCAACTTAAAATAGCTCTATAATCACTTTTATATGTTTTTCCACTTGAGCCTTTGTAATTATCTAAGGCTGTAATACATTGGTCTGCAAATTCTTTTCCATAAGTGCTTACTAACTTTTCATATTCAGCATTGGTCATAGATACAAATTCCGCAAAGTGTATTTTTCCTTCTTCCTTCTTCCCCTTAGAACCCTTTTTTCTATTATCTTTATTTATATTTTCATTTATATTTTCCATATGTTTTTCATATGAATTACATATGTTTTTCATATCTTTTTCATATGTCTTTTTTTCTTCTTTTTTCTTTCTGTTATTTTTTCTGCTTTCAGAATATGCTTTTCTTTTATTTGCTTCATATTCTAATCTTTCATTATAGTAATTACCTTCTTCATCTTTTTTGAATTTGGAGAAAATATCTTCATTATATGTTTTACATATGTTTAACATATCTTTTTCTTTTAGGTGTCCTTTTTGATGTTGTAAACATAGTAACTTTATATATTGCCCTATTTCTTCATCTGTCATTAACATCGTCCCAGATAAGAAATCACTACTATAAAATAAAAATGCTGGGTCTTTCATTCTCTTTCTCCTTTCGTGCAATATAAGGGATAAAACTTTATTTTGTCTTATCCCTGTTGTCTAATTTTTAATCACTTAATCCAATTGCTGAACCTATTGCTACACCTAACCAAGCAATAAATCCTCCAATTCCACAAAATACTATTCTTGCTATTCCAAGTGCTATTCCTAATCCATTTACAGGATTTATTGAATTAACTATTTGCGTTATTCCTCCTATAAACATTAACCATGCTCCCACATATATTCCTAGTGCAATTCCTACAATTGCTATTAAAATTCCTATAATCTTTTTCATTCTCTTATCCTCCTAATATTTCTTATAAATCAATTTTTCTTTGTTCCATTTTGCACCATAAATGCCTTTTAAATAGTTTTCTATGTAATCTTCATATAATTTAGTATCTTGTCCAAGATCTTCTTGATAATGGATTCTGAGCATAATGTAACTATATTCTCTTCTATGCCTAATCCTCCGTTGACTTCTTTTTATAAAATGTGCATTTGCACAAGTTTTTGGAACATATCTTTCACAATAAATACATTTATGGTTATCTCTGTTCCATACTTTTTCTTTAACTTTCTGCGATATTTCACAAGCTTTACTTCTTTTGCTCATTTTTACCCCAGCTTTCTAATAAACTATTTATTTCTGCATCTGATTTTGTTTCTATTCCATAAGCTTTACAATCTTGAACTACTCCATCTATTAATCTTGACATTTGCTTTGAATTAAAAGAACTAGAACCATAATAAGCATTGATTATTTTAAATTCTGTATTTCCTATATATGTTGTATCTGCTATCTCACAGAACCAAGCAATTCCTTGTGCTACCCACATTTTTTCAAATGTTTTGATATTCTCTGTCTCTATTCTAAATCTTCTAAATATTCCTAATTCTTTTACCCTTCTTTTGTATTCCTCTATAGTATCTATTTCTGATAAATCACATAATTCTTGCAAAAGTTTCCAAAAATAATTATTTGCATTAGTTGTTCTTTTTTTTATGTATTTCTTTGCATCTATTTTAAGTTTTAAACCTTTTAGTTGTTCTATATCTGATAACTTGTCCTTTCCATCAATTAGAAAGCTTATTTTTGGTTTTCCAGTCTTATAATCTATGTTTATTTCTTCTAATGTTCCTGTAGTTTGCATTTAACCACCTACTTCTTATCTGGCATTGTGTTGCATTTATTTAATATTGACATGTATTGTTCTTTTGTTAAATCTGTTGTGTAAGTTATTCCATAATTCTTTTCTAAAACTGGTCCAACATCAAATCCTTTTCTTATCATAAGCGCATATATTGACTTTGCTTCTACATCTGTAATTTTATTGTTAGATACTCTTGTTGGTGCCTGTTTCTTTTTGTAACCAACTTCACTTGGATTCTGGTCAGGATCTTCTCCTGTTATTATCTTATAAGACTTCATCAAAGCATATTTATCTGCATATGTCATCGCTTTCCCTGACCCTTTATCTTGCGTATCTATTCCTTCTGCAAATGTTATTGTTTCTATATATTCTTCTGTCTTATCAATATTTACAAATCTATACGTAGTTTTTATCCTACTAAAAATATTGTTTTTTTCTCCGTATTCATTTGTAGTAGTATACATTGTGCTTTCTAATACTTCTCTATTTACTGGATAACTATAAACTCTATATTTAAATTCTAATTCTTTAACTGCCTTTAAAATATCTGCTTCTCCTACAGCTTTATAAGCACTTTTACCTTGTCCAACAGTCAAGTTTTTATTGACACTAGAAATTTCATTTGTTATATTAGAAAGCTTTTCAAATATATTCATTTCTTTAATTTCCATAGTATTCTCCCTCTTTATTTTCTTTTAAATCTAAATAATCCATAATTACCCCTACTTTATTCTTAAACTTGTATTTTGTGTATTTATATTAACTCCTGCTGGTATTTCTCCTGTTTTAGTAAAATTATTTTTTATTGCTGTTTTATCTACTTTAACTGTTACAATTTCTGTTTTGTATTCGCTAGGAATTTCATCTTCGTTTATGATTTCTACACTAGGTGGATTCTTTGCTATGCTTAATGTTCCAAGTGGTGTTTCTAGTTTTGTAAATCCACCTTGTTCCATACATTCTTTTACATATTCTTTAAATTTTGTAAGTCTGTTTTCTAATGTCTTTCTTTGCTCTGAAATTCTTTTTTCCTCGTTTTTCATTACTTCAATAGTTAATTCTATATTTCTTGTATAACCAATTAAATTTTGGCTTTTTTGTTGCAATAATTCTATTAATTCTTTTTCTACTTTCTTTTTATCTTCTTCTGTCATTTCTTCCTGTTCTATCAACATTGGAAATGAATTTGTTATTTGATATAAACTTAAATATTGCATTATTCTTCACTCACCCTTTCATATATTTCATCATTATAATTTTCATCATTCTTTTCTAGTAAATATTCTAAATAACTGTCATAATCATTGTTTGTTTCTATATAATCTTCTTCTATCATCCTGTTTTCTAACATTTTTAATTCTCCTTTGACATATCTAATATTTAGTGATATACTAAAATAGATATGAATTTATATAAGTTCTTATTTTGAACTAATTTTGTGATTGGTAGTCTGAAATTAGTTCTTTTATTTTGCTTAAAATTGCTTTTTCATTGTTGTATGTGTTTGCTGCTGCTATTCTTGTTATTCTATCTATTAATTCTTTTTGTTCTTCATTTTCAAATCTTAATTCTTTATTTTCTTCATGTATGGCTATATTTTCGTTTGATATTTCTTCATTTTTCTTTTGTAAATCTGCAATTAATATGTTTCTGTTTTTTATCATTGTCTCTTGATTTTTTATTTTTCTATCTTTTCTTGTTAGCATTTTCTTTCAACTCCTTTCCTTTTAATTTTAATTTTGCCAAAGTAATTATGTGCCAGTAATAACACTTATCTAACTTGTCCATCTTTGGTACTCCTTTCTTGTAAAATTTTGTAAATTATTGTATAATACCCTCGAAAGAGAGGTTATTATTATGTTTGTTTGGTTCATTTCTTTAAATGCTACTGATAAAATCGCATTATTTGCTCTTGTAGTTGCTTTATATGGCGCTATTTTATCTACTATTCTTTATAATAAAGAAAAATTTAATTTAAAATTTATAAATCTTGGTATTAATTTTGTAACTCTTTCTCCTAATGATGTAATATCAAATGACTTTGAAGAAGAATTTGTAACATATAGTAAAAATCTATATACCATAGCATTATTGGTTAGAATAAATAATTGCTCTAAAAATCCTATAACAATAACAGATTTCATATTAAATAAAAAACATATATATAATAGTTTTTCTTCAAAAGACTACTCTTTTATTCCTACGGATTTTGAATTTTATGATAATCATTTAATAAAAAATAATGGTAAATATATAAAAGATAAATTGATTACACCTTTAGTCAAATTAGAGCCACTATCATCTTGTGAGGGGTTCATAATTTTTGATAATTTAAATAACATTCCTAAAAAATTCAATCTCATAATTAATGCAGTTCCAAAATCCAAAAAATTTAAATTTAATTTTAAAATAGATAAAGACTTTAGAAATCAAATAATAAAATAATCAACATTAATATTGCATTTAACCAATTAAGTATTGCTATCATAAGTAATACTTTTTCTTTTTTATTTTGTTCTTTTGCTTCTTTAATTTCATGATTACTTATTCCATATTTTTTTAATTCTTTTTCACGTTTTTTTGTCATCTTTTCCTCCTAGTATGTCATTCCCTGTAAGAACATCCAGTAACAAAATGTTACTCCTGCTAACCACATTGATGTATATGCTACTGCTTGTCCTAATCTCATATAGACTTTGCTTTTGTCTATTCTAAAATTTTTCCAACTTCTTTTCATTTGTTTTCCTCCTTTGATTTATTTTCCACCTATGTTATAATTTTGTCGAAAGGTGGTGATTATTATGTCTGATAATGAGATACATGATTTAGCATTAACTTCTGCTAAATATCAAATTCAATTTAATACCGATAAGTACAGATTAAATACTAATGGTTTTAACCTAATAGTCTCTGATTTATTAACCTATTATTTACAGGCCAAAAAAATTATTAAAAAAACTTTGCCTAACACAAACTAATCTTAGAATTGTTAAGTACAAACTTTGCATTTTCTAACAAGTTTAATGCATCATTATAAGTTAATTTATCTAATTCGTTTACAATGTTAGCTAATTTTGATGCATTTTCTTTTTTTAAAAAGCACATTGAACCTTCAAAAAACTCTAATATTTTTGTTTCATCCATTTGTTTTCACCTTCTTTCTAACTAAATTTTCTAATCTGATAAATATTAGATTTTCTTTTATTTAGCATTCCTTTTTCTTCAAGTGCTCTTTCTCTTTTTTGTTGATAATAATTGTCATAATCTTCTGCAAATACATATATTTTTTTTCCTCTGTTTTCATGCGGTAATTCATTCGCTATTTCATAAGCCTTATCTTTTCCGCATCCTTCTAGTTGTTTAATTTGTTGTACTGTGTAATATCTTGATTTTATTTCTTCCATTTTTTCACCTTCTTTCTTTTTAGTATCGGGTTGTGGTTATTTATTTTGTTTACTATTGTCAACATTTTTTATAAAAAAAATATCATCAAAGTTACAATTTAATGCTTTACATATATTAACTGCCAATTCTGGACTTGGGTTTCTTTCTCCTTTTGTTAATAATGATATAGAAGTAGGATTTGAATTAGCTCTCCTTGCTAATTCTCTATATGTAAAGCCTGCTGTTACTATCTTTTCTATAAAATTATCTATGTCCTTTATATATACTGTTCTATTTGCCATTTATTTTTACACCACCTTTCTTGGTTGACTGTTGTAAACATTATATCATTAAGTTTTCAATTGTCAATACTTTTTTAAAAATTTTTTAAAAAATATTTACAATTGTAAATTTATATAGTATAATTACCTTTGTAAGGAGGTTGTCAACATGGAATTTTCAAAACTTGAACTTGCTAGATATTTAAAAAGCATTAGAGAAAATTTAGGATATAGTATATATGAAGTTAATAAATTATGCCAAATATCCCCTAGCTATTTATCTTTAATGGAAAATGGTAAACGAAGACCTAGTCCAATTATTTTAAAAAAATTATCTTCAATATATAATATAGATTATAATGATTTACTAACAAAAGCTGGTTTTTCTGAATTAATTGAAAAAAAGGAAAAATCACAAAATAACGATTTTCGTTATGCAAATCATAATGGTATTAATACAGAAGGTCTTGATGAAAACGATATTGAAGAAATAAATAGATTTGTCGAATTTATAAAAAATAAAAAGAAAAACGAAAAAAAATAAGGGGTTTTATTATGAATACTTTAGATATGTATAAAATCGCTGAGAATGAAAAAATAGACATTTTAGATTATAAATGGACAAATACTAAAGCTAGAATATTTGAAATCGATAATAACTATTATATTGTTTTAGACAACAAACAAATAAATAATAGTATTGAAGAAAAAGAAATTTTAGCTGAAGAACTTGGACATTACTATACAAATGCTTTATATTATCTTGATTCTGATAATGTACAAAAGAAAAAATGTGAATATAGAGCAATGAAGTGGGCCTACTCTGTTTTAGTTCCGCTTCAAAAATTAAAAGAAAAACTCACACAAGGTTTTAATTTGTACGAGTTAGCAGACTACTTCAATGTAGACTGTAAATATATGATAGAATGTATTAACTTCTATGTCGAAAAATACGGCGTATTAGTTTAATATAAATAAAAAAGGAATAGATGTAATCAAATCACCACAACCCGATACATTTATTCCCTACAACACTATTAAAAGTGAATGTATTAATATTATACAGAAAATACCTTCACTTTTCAATAGTTTATTAAAAATAAATTAAAGAAAATTGGAGGTATTTTTATTATGAAAGTAAGTATTAGAACAAATAAATTAAAGAAAGGAAAAAGTTACACCGTCTTTATCGACTATGGAATTGTTAACGGTAAACGAAAAAGAGAACCTCTCGAAACATTTATCAAAAAGCCAGATGCAGAAAACTACAAAGCCAAAGTACAAACAGAAATAAATAATAATACATTTATTAACATACCTGACATAACTTTTTCAGAAGCGATAGACGAATGGATGGAAAATTATGTATCAAATAACTGTGAACCCAATACCGCTTCTGGGTATAAATTAATTAATGAAAAATACTTAAAGCCTTGTTTAGGCCATATTCCTTTTAAAATTATTAGTAGTACAAAAGGTATTGACATTATTAATGATTACTATAAATATTTGAGATTTGATTTGTCTAATGAATTTGAAACAACAAAAACAGGCAAGAAAAAACAAAAGAAAAATTTATCTTATTCATCAATAGAGCATCACAAAGCCCAAATATCAGGCATATTTACATATTTTATGAATAATAAAAAGATTTCACGTAATATTTGTCTAAATACGGTTATTCCAAAAACAGAAGAAGAAAAAATGCGAGATACCGTAGTTGATAATATTGAAGATTTTGAAGATGACGAACTATATGAGGATGAAGAATTTATTACACCAGAACAAGCAATTCAAGTCTTAAATCTATTTATGAATACTTGTATGATGGTTCCAGTCTGTTTAGCAACATTTATGTCTTTAAGAAGAAGCGAAATCGCAGGACTATTAAAAAACAAAGTAGATAAAGAACATATGAAACTCACTATAAATGCTTCTCGTGTAAGATGTGGAAAACAAACTATATACAAAAAAAGAAACAAAAATAAAACTTCAACTAGAAACTTATATATTCCTAAAATAATGTTAAATGTATTAGATGCAGATGAAAAAAGACAACAAAAAAATAGAGAAATATTGGGAAATAAATATATTGAATCCAAATTTCTCTGTGTTATGGATGATGGAAAACCTATCAGAGTTGATTATATTACAGTGAAATTTAAACAAGTATTTGATAAATTCATAACAGAGCAAACTGAAATAGCAAAACAAAAAGGCGAAAAATTTAATTTTCCATATATTACACTACATAAGCTAAGGCATCTAAATATAAGTGCATTATTAGCAAATGGTGCATATCTAACAGATGTACGAGATAGTGCTGGACATTCAGATATTGAAACAACTATGCATTATACACATAATTACACAGAAGGAAAAAAAGAAATAGCAGATAAAGTTGATGAAATATATACCCCTCTTTTTTATTTAAGATAAGTCGACAACTTATCTTTTTCTATTTTATACTATATTATACTTAGTGTATGGACAAGTTTTGGACAAGTATGTACATTTTGAAATAAAATAAAAGGCTCTCAAATTAATGAAAGTCTTGATATTACTGGCTGGGGTACTGTGATTCGAACACAGGAATGTCGGAGTCAGAGTCCGATGCCTTACCGCTTGGCGATACCCCAATATAAAAGATAAATTATATACCTTTTATATTATAACAGTATAAT